ATTCAGGTGTTTGAGAATAGAGAGCAATATATGAATTTTATCAAAATTAACAATACTATATGGGAGAAGATTTAATACGCATAACAAGATTAATATGCAAGAAAGGAGCAGACTATGAAAGCACAAATGGTAATTCAAGCAGAACATCTTACCAAAGCAATAACTCCTGAATATCCATTAGGTTATACAGAGGTATATGATATAGTTCTAAACTATTTAATGGAATGTTCACAGTTGGAAATTAGTTATAGTAGGGAAGAGATAGATAGAAGAATACGGTCTTATGTGGCAAGAGCGATATAAAATACTGATTTTAAAAATCATTCACATCATATAAGTATAAAATACACTTGACAAAGTTTTCAAAGTGTGATACACTTAGTATAATGAAAGATTAAGGGGGATTAGGTATTGAATACTGTGTGCAATAGATGTGGGAAAGAAATACTTGAAGTTAATCTTGAACCATGCCAAGATGTAGTATTTTATTGGGGTTATGAGAGTAAATTTGATTGTGAGACATGGAGATTTGGATTGTGTGAAGATTGCATACTTGAAATTATAAAGGAATTCGAGATTGTTCCTGGTGGTTTTATGATAGACCACTATAAACCTTTAACTAAAGAACAACATCAAAAAACCTTTGACAATTGGAAAGAAACTGGTGAATGGAAGTGGTTAAAATATGTTCCCTATGAACAATTCAGGGAATTTGGAACAGTGTATAGTAAAGAATTTTACGAAGAATGCATTGAAAAGTATTATCCAGAACATATAAATGATATTAGACCGATAAATAATAAAATATTAATCAATGGCAGAGGTGGTAGCGGCAAAGATACATTGGCCGATTACCTAGTAGAAAACTATGGTTTTAAAAAAATAGCTTTTGCAGATGGAATATATGATATTGCCAGAAAATACTTTAATATGGAGGTAAAAGATAGAAGAACATTGCAGCTTATAGGTGAAAAAATGAGAGAAATAAACCCTAACATATGGGTAGATTACACATTTGAGAAGGCAGAAAAATATGATAAGGTTGTAATTTCTGATTGTAGGCAATTTAACGAGTATGAAAAAGGTTTAAATAGTGGTTTTTTACCTATAAGAATAGAAACTGATTTAGAAAAAAGAATAGAAAGATTGGAAAAAAGAGATGGGTTTTATCCTGATGTATCATTGTTTGAAAATAAATGTGAAACTGGTGCTGATGATTTAGAATTTATTATTGTAGATAATAACGATACATACGAGCAACTATACGAACAAATAGAAGCGATCATTAAATTTGATTGGACAGAAATAATAACGAGTTTCCAAAAAGAATTAAGTCATAATACAAATATAAAATAATGTTAGGAGGAATGTGTAGTGAGTTTAAAAGAGACAAAAGGTTATGCAAATTTTAAAGGAATAATTTCTGGCTTGCACAACAGAAAAAAAGGTAGTTCTAAGGCTGAATATGATTGGGGTACAGTATTAAATTTCTTTTTAAAAACAAGTGAACATAATAGCATCCCAGTTAGTTTAATTCAATTTAATCAGCAGGTAGGCAAGCCAGTATATTTTTCTAAAAGAAATGAAGAGGGTGCATTTGAAACAAAATCAGTTGATTGGGCTAAAAGAACAGAAGACTTTGAAGGTTGGCAATTAATAGGTGTATCGGTAAGGTCTAAAAATCACGAAGATATTACCAATCTAGTCCCCATAGATGCCATTGAATACATAGAAAATAATTTTAATGATGGTGATAGTGTATTTGTTGGCTGTCAAATAAGAAGAAGCCAAAGTGGGGATAAAATATACACTAATTATGAAATTAATAAAATCTATAATACTAAAGAGGAACTAGATTTTGAAGCAGATAATTTCGAGGAAGTAACCGAATTTAGAGAGACATTTGTTTATAAAGATAGTTTCGCTGATAAAAAAGATGGGAAATTATTCGTAAATGGGCTAACTATACAGTATGGTGACAAAACTACCCCTGTAGTGTATACAGCATGGACAAACACAGAAGAAGATAAGGAAGTAGCTAATTATATGGCTAGTCAATTAAAATTCGGCGATTTAGTTACAGTTGAAGGTATAATTCATAATAGGGTTATAGGTGAATGGGTAGAAAATGAGGATAATGGTGGGATAGTTGGTAGGCAAAGTAAGTCTTTCGGAAAACCTTCTAGACAATTTATTACAAAAGCTGAATTAAAAGAACACCAAATTATAGGTATTGTGGATATAGTTGAGGGTGCTTATGAAAAATCTGATTTTGAAGAAAGTAATGAAGAAATTCCAGAATGGTTAAAATAATAAGGAGGAATGTTAATGGCTTTAGGTAAAAAACATGAAGTAAAACTGGATATTAAACAGTTCATGCAACTTATTATAGGTGATAAAAAAGTAGGGAAAACGACACTTATGGCTGATTTAGCAAGAGATATATATGGTAGTTTAGATAAATTATTAATGGTATCTATAGGTAAAGAAAAGGCATATGAAGCTATTCATGGGGCTGTCTATGAAGAACCACAAGATTGGACAGAATTAATGAATATAGTAGATGAATTAGCAATTAATATAGATAAGTATAATTTTGATATGGTTTCTTTTGATACTATTGATGAAATTATACCTATGGCTGAAGAAGAAGTAATAAGAATGCATACAAAAGCATATAAAGAAGTCCCTAAATCTTTTAATGCAGCTTTTGGGGGCTATGGAGAACCTCGAAAGAAAGTAGCTGAATTAATAAATGAACTGCTTAGTAAACTAGATACAATTACACATAAGACAGGAGTTTATTTTATAGGACACAATAAAATAAGACCAATGAAAACCAAATTAGATACAGAGGACTATTATGTAGTTTCATCAAATTTAAGTTTTGATTATTTTAATATGTTTGCTTATAAATGCCCTATAATTTGCAATATAGTCAAAGAGGTTGAAACTTTGGATACAGGTAAAACTGAAGGTGTAGGTAAAAATGAAAAAGATGTTTTAATAGCTGATAAGAGAGATAGATTTATGTACCTTAGAGATTCGGGGGCGATTGAGGCTGGTGGGCGATTTGCTCATATGCCTGAAAAAGTACCTTATGGAGCAAAATATTATTACGATGCTATACTTGAAGGCATTAAAGCGGAGATAGAAAAAGGCGGAAATGTTAACCCGACACCAAAACAACCCACACCAAAAAAGACATCACAAAAACCTCTAAAAGCAACCAAGCAATTAGTGGGAGAAATTATAGAGAAAGCTAAGACTCTTCAAGGTAATGGAATAGCACAGCAAGATATAATGGATATTATGAAGAATGCTGGCTATCCAAATCCTAATGACATTAAGGAAATAAAAATAGCTGAGCAAGTATTAAGTGAATTAAATAAATTGGGATAGGTTTATCCTATCCCTACCCAATAGGGGTGTTGGTATGAAGTGCAGATATAATCACTGTAAATTAGGCGGGGAAGTTGAAAAAGATATTGCTATAAAAGAGGGCAACAGATACTTCCACAAAGAATGTTATGAAAAATACAAAACTAAACAAATGATTAATGTCTTGTTTCGTGACAAAGGAATGTATCTTAAAGATATTAATATAGCTTTAAAAAGGGCAGTAGACGATATAGGTTACAATATAAGATATGTTTACTATGTAGCCACTGAAAAAAATAGATTAATAAGTGACCCTTATAAACTATTATATCAATTGAAAATAGAAGATAACTATAAAGAATATTTAAATAAATATAAAACGAAAGAACAAATAAAAATAAACTATGCGATAAAAAACAGTGACATCAAAGACAGTCCTATGGATTTTACCATAAAACCAAGCAAAAATAAAAGATTACAAATATATTAAAAAGGGGGGTGTTATTTATAGCAGAAATGTATGACATTAGAGTAGAGGCAGGCGTTGTAGGAACACTACTTTTACACCCTAAATATTATTATCACTTTGAAATACTGAAACCTAAGCATTTTTATGAAAAAACCAATGCAATTATATTCGATGTAATAATGCAAATATTAAATGAAAATTCAGAAGATGTTAGTGATTTTTCAGTATATCTAAGAATAGCAGAAAAAAAATATTATGAAAAGCAATTTGAACAATCAGGGATAGATATACAAGATTATATAGAGAAATTAAAATTAGTTGGCACATCCGATGTAGATGAGTATAGAGCAAGGGGTAAGAAAGTAATAGACTATGCTTTTAAGCGGGACAGCATAGATAAGCTTAAAGAGACTATTGCTCACATAGAAACACATAATGGAACGGCAAATGAAATTAACTTATATATACATGATGTTATAGATAAGTTTTCAGAAGAGTATATAGTAGGTGGCAACCTACAACCTTTTGGGGAAATGATAGATGATTTATGGGAAGAAGTCTTAGAGAGACAAAATCCTTCGGCGGGAATGGCAGGGATACCTAGTAAGATACCAGTTATAAATAAGTTTTTTACATATGAAAAAGGGGAACTGGCATTAATTGTCAGCAGGGCTAAAACTGGGAAGAGTTTTTTTGGATTAAATGAAGCTATACATAAATTAAAAAACAATATTCCTACAGCTATATTTGATACGGAAATGTCATCTAGAGAGTTTTTGGTTAGAGCATTGGCACTCTTAACTGGAATACCTAATAGAAATATAAAGACAGGTGTTGTTACAGAAAAACAAGAGCAGGAACTTCTTGAAGCAAGAAACTGGCTAAAAAAACAGCCATTTGTGCATCAGTATAACCCAGAATGGAGTTTTGATGAAATATATTTAAATGCAAAAGAATTACAAAAAGATATTGGTTTAGAGTTTTTAATATTTGACTATATAAAAGCCATGAACGTAGGAAATCTGCAAGTACAGGAACATAATTTTTTAGGTGATATGACAAACTTTCTTAAAAATAATGTAGCAGGCAAACTAGACCTAGCAATATTATCATTTGCACAAATGTCTCCTAGAGAAATGAGAGTAGCTGATTCAGATAAAATCAATAGATATGCTTCAGTAGTTGCATATTTTATGCAAAAAGAATTAGAAGAAATACAGGTAGATGGTAAAGAAGGTGGAAACAGAAAGCTAGTCATAGACTACAATAGATTAGGTGAGCAATTTGAGCAATCAGGACAGTACATAAACCTCATATTTGATGGTAATAAATCTTTAATTACAGAAGCACCCATACAACCAAAGAATGAATTTGAAGAAATGTTTAAATAAAAAGGAGGGGGGTTATTTGACGGCTAAACAATTAAAAGACTATTTGTTGAATAATCCTTCTTTTATTATAAAAATATTAGAAGAACTTGAGTGCCACCATATAAAGCATATAGAAAATAAAAGAATTACAGGGGCTTTACCAGATGGTGATAATCAAACATCAATACAAGTTTTATTGAATGACTTTTTAACTACGGTAGTCCATACTAGAAGTGATTACAAGGGTGGAGATATATATGAATTTGTTTCATATATAAAAAAGTGTTCTTTCAGAAATGCCTTTATGTTTATATGTAGGTTATTAAATATAGACTGTAGTTTTACACACAAGCCTAAAATAGTGAATAAAACATTTAACTTTTTAAATAGATTTCTTAAAAAAGAAGCATTTATTACTAATGATACTAATGTAATTTTAAATGAAACTATTTTAGATACCTATATTAAAACAGCTCATAAAAATTTTCTAAATGATAATATAAGTATAAAATCACAATATAAGTTTGGAATACATTATGATATACATGACCAGAGAATATTAATACCCATCAGAGATACTAATGGAAATTTAGTCACTATCAAAGGAAGAGCAATAGAGGATGGTTGCAAAGAAAAATATATAGCATATTACCCATACAGTGCAAACGAAGTTTTGTATGGATACTATGAAAATAATTTAAATATATTACTACAAAATGAAGTGATAATTGTAGAAGGTGAAAAGTCTGTTATGCAGGCAGATAGTTATGGTGTAGGCAATGTAGTTGCATTATCTAAAAAGAAAATATCTGATAGTCAGTTATATAAATTAATATCTTTAAATGTGGATGTAGTGTTGGCATTGGATAAAGATGTTGAGAAAGAAGAAGTTGAAAAAATGGCAAAAGAATTTAAGGGCTTGGCTAAGGTATATGCAATATATGACAAGAATGATTTGTTGGGCGAAAAAGATTCTCCATTTGATAGAGGAAAAGATATTTGGCATGAGTTATATAAAGACAAGGAGTTGATAACATCTTAGGATGGAAAGAATATGTAGATAATTTTACTTGGAGTTTTTCAAGATTAAATAGCTTTGCTTCAGGGTGTAAGTATTGTTGGTTTGAAAGATACGCTAACCATAGACAAGATGGTGAACAAAATGCTTTTGCCGAGTATGGAACTTTAATGCATGAGATATTAGAGGGATTAGATAATGGTAGTCTAATGTTGTGGGATACATTAGAAATATTTGAGAATAAATTTGTTAATATCGGTCAATTTCCACCATTAGGAAAGATGAATTTAAGAGAGAAATATTATCAACAAGGAATAGATTACTTAACTAACTATGAATTTGATACAAATTATGAAACAATTTCTGTGGAAGAACAAGTCGATATAAAAATAGACGGAAATAGATTTACGGGTTTCATAGATAAAGTGGTAAGGGACAGGATTGATAATAAAATAATTATTATAGATCATAAATCAAAGTCAAAGTTTAAATCTAAACGAGAACAAAAGGAATATGCTAGGCAGCTATATCTATATTCATTAGCTATTAAAGAAAAATATAATGAATACCCTAAGATGCTAATGTTCAACATGTTTAGATATGGTACGAAGGTACCGATATTCTTCAAAAAAGAAGATTTGCAAGAGACTATAGATTGGGCTTTAAATACTATAAATGAAATTAAAAATACAGAAAAATTTCCTGTATCTAAAGATAAATTTTTCAGAGAAATTTTATGTGAGTTTAGACACGATGAAGAGCATAAAGAAGGGAATTTTAAGACCTTAAATGACTGGGTAAAGAGGTGATTAGGTGAGATATAATAATTATCATAAACACACAACTAAATCATCTGTATTTAGTCCAGATACCCATATTCAAATGGAAGAATATTTTAAAAGGGCTAAAGAGTTAGGGCATAATACATATTTTACTACAGAGCATGGTTTTGGGGGAGATATATTCGAGGCACTATCTTTATCTAATAAAGAGGAATACAGAGATATAAAAATAATATTTGCTTTAGAAGGGTATATAGTGCCAAATCCGTTAGAAAAAGATAATTCAAATTATCACATAATGTTGATAGCAAAAACAGACACTGCGAGAAAAAAATTAAACAAAATAAATTCAAGAGCCAATAAAGACGGATATTATTATAGACCAAGAATTTTTTTGGAAGATTTATTGAAGATAGACAAAGAAGATATATATATAACCACGAGCTGTGTTGCTGGAATAATAAGAGATGAAATTGGATTTAAAGAAATATTCTTACCACTACACAATCACTTTGGACAGTCTTTGATGGTAGAGACCCAAACTCACAATGAGGATGTACAAAAAAGACATAATAAAAATGCATTAGCAATAGCAGATAAATATGATCTGAAATTAATACATGCCAATGATAGTCATTATATATATCCAAAACAGTCGGTGGACAGACTTGAATACTTGAAAGGCAAGGGTATAACCTATGGTGATGAAGATAATTTTATACTTGATTATCCAGACTATAATACAATACTAGAGAGATACCAAGAACAAGGAATATTAACTGAACAACAAGCAAAACAAGCTATAAAAAATACATTGATATTTGACAATTGTGAAAATCTGCAAATGGATACTAGTATAAAAATGCCAAACATATATCCTAACTTGACACCTAAAGAGAGATTTGAAAAATTAAGACAATTAATATATAAAAAATGGCTAGATGAGAGCAAGAATATACCAGTTGAAAAACATAAAGAATATCAAGATGCTATAAAATTTGAATTAGATATAATAAAAAATACAAATGAAGTTGTTCACACAGCAGATTATTTTTTACTTAATGAAAAAATTATAGATATTGCAGTAAATGAATATGGTGGACGATTAACCAAAACAGGCAGAGGTTCTGGGTCTAGTTTTTATATCAATAAGTTACTTGGGCTTACTGGTATGGATAGGTTAGCATTAAATGTTCCAATGTATCCTACTAGATTTATTTCAGAATCTAGGCTGTTAGAAACTCGTTCAATACCAGACTTTGATTTTAATACAGCAAATCCAGAGCCTTTTATAAAAGCATCTAGAGATTTATTGGGGAACAATGGTTGTTACTGGATGATAGCTTACGGAACAATGAAAGAAAGCGAAGCTTTTAGGAATACCTGTAGAGATATGGGGTTAGAGTATGATAAATATAATGAAATAGCTAAAAACTTAGACGGATATAGAAACGATAAATATTGGGGAGAAATTATCAAACACTCTAAAAGATTTGTGGATTCTGTAGTGAGTGTATCGCCACATCCATGTGCAAATCTACTCTTAGACAAAGATATAGAAGAAGAATTGGGCGTAATTAGGATTAAGGATAAGATATGTGCAACAATAACTTCAAAAGAAGCAGATGATTGGAAATTTCTTAAAAATGATTATTTAACGGTTTTAGTTGTTGAAATAATATATGATACTTTTGATCTGATAGGCAAAGAAGTGTTGAGCGTATCAGAGTTAATAAATAGTTTAGATAGTCATGTTTGGGATTTATATAAAAATGGAATAACCACTACATTAAACCAAACCGATTCAGATTTTGCAACTAATTTAGTTAAAAAATATGCACCAACAAAATATGAAGAATTAAGTTCCTTTGTTGCAGCTATCAGACCTGGATTTGCCTCATTATTAAATATATTTATAAATAGAGAACCATATTCAAATGGTGTAGAAGCATTGGACAATTTATTAAAGACTACAAATAATTTTATGCTATATCAGGAAAATGTGATGGAATATTTAATTTGGTTGGGTGTGCCAGAAGATATAACTTATGAAATAGTAAAAAAAATAGCTAAAAAATCATTTGCCAAAGAAGAAATAGAAGAACTACATAGTCGGTTGATGGAAATGTGGAAGGAAAAGATTGGAACAGAGAAAGGCTTTATTGAATCTTGGCAAGTAATAGAAAATAATGTTTTTTATTCCTTTAATGCTTCACATTCTATATCTGTGGCACTAGATAGTTTATATGGTGCATATTTAAAAGTTAATTATCCGTACGAATACTACAAAGTGGTATTAGATAAATATAAAGATGATTTGGATAGAACTAATAAATTAATAAATGAATTAAAATACTTTAATATACATATAAAACCAATTAAATTCCGTCACTCTAAAGGCGAATATACTATAAACAAAACAGAAAACGCCATCTACAAAGGAATTTCATCAATTAAATACATATCATCACAGTTGGGTGAGGAATTATATCAATTAAAAGACAATCACTATCCAACATTCTTAGATCTATTAAAGGATATTAAAGAAAAAACATCATGCAATACAAGACAACTAGAAGTATTAATAAGACTAGATTTCTTTGAAGAGTTTGGCGAAGCCTCTATGTTACTTCAAATAGTAGAATTATATAATTGGACTAGCCGAAAACAAATATCAAAAAAGAACATAGATAAAACACCTTTCACAATGGAGTTATTGCAGAAATATTCGCAGTCAGAGACAGATAAAACATTTAAAGATATTGATTTTGAAGCAATGATAAATGATGTGGTAACCAAATTAAAGCCAAAGCCAATCTCAATACAAGAAAAAATAAAGTTTCAACAAGAATATCTAGGATATATAGACTTGTCGCTAGGGGTTGATGGGCAAAACTGCTATGTGGTAAAAACCGACACTAAATTTAAGCCGAGAATTACAGTTGTTTCCCTGAATAATAGCAAACAATTAGAGTTTCGTATGGCTAAAAAATATTATTCATTATTAAGAATTAAAAAAGGTGATTTAATTTACATTCATCAGGCTATTAAAAAACCTAGATGGCGAAAAGCAGGGGAGTATAAAAATGGTAAGCCGAAGTTTGAAATCATTCCAGGTGAATTTGAGTGGGAAATCACAAACTGTGAAAAGATTTTAGAAGAAGACATTTATACAGACAGGAGTGAGAGTAATATTTCCTAGACAATATACAGAAAAAGAGATAAAACGACTTCTGTCGACAATAGAGATACTTGTTGATAGTAGGGAAAAGCAATGGGAACATATTAAAAAAGCATATGATAATCAAAATATAAAATACAGGGTTCAGAAGCTAGATTTTGCAGATTATTCTTTTCTTATTCCTGTCAATGAAGATTTAGATATAAATAAAGATATATATTTTACTAATCATATATCAGTGGAAAGAAAAAGTTCGCTAGATGAGTTAGCTGGCAATTTTACAAAAAATAGAACTAGATTTCAAAAAGAGTTTGAAAGGCATGAGGGTTTAATGGTGCTTATGATAGAGGGCGATGGCTATTCGGATATATGCAAACATAATTATAAAAGCCAATTAAAACCTTTATCATATATAGCTAGTTTACATAGTTGGCAACATAGATATAATGTACCATTTATATTTATCGACAAACAATATTCAGCACAATTTATATATTATACATTTTATTATTGGTTACGGATTTTTATGGAAGACAAATATAAAATATAGGAGGTATTATTTGAAATTACCACTAGGAATTAGAAGTGATATTGATACAAATACAAAATATATTGTAGATAGTGACAATAAAGTTATTGTATATGATATTTCAGAAAAGGATGCTATGAAATTAGTCAGTAGTGTAAATTTGCACAGTGAACTAGTTGCAGAATTAGCAAAAGCAATAAGGTACCTAGAAGTATTAAATAGTCATGGGTATTTACATTATGCGAGTAGTAAGATTGAGGAATTAAATAGTGCTTTAAAAAGATATATATGATACAGATATAAAATAGGTATTTTAAAAGGAGTGAGATTATGGCTATTTGGTCATTAAGACAAATAGATGAGTTAAATCGTTTTATTAAAAAATATGAACATATAATAAATGATCCATCATTGTATAGCTTATACTTGCAAGATAATATTTGTATAGATATGGAAGATATGATTGATAGAAATGTATTAAACATCAAAGAATTTAAAAGAGAGTTAAATAAATATAAACAAAAATAAATTGTTTGCTCTACATGATTTAGTAATTATAAAATAAAAGGGGCTGATAATAGGAAAGTCCTTAAAATTCAGATTTTATCCAGATGTAATTAAATTATAAAACAGGAAGGAAAGTGATATTTATCGAGTTTAATAAAATAAATTTAATGTCGTGTGAAGAAGGTATGCAAAAGTTGATAGACAAAGGGATAAAATTTGATTTAATTATAACTTCACCACCATACAACATAAAAGACTTTCATGCCAATCAACTAAAATACGATAATTACAGAGGCAATGATATGAACGAAGCCAAATATCAAGAATGGCAATTACAATGTTTGGATTTGATGTATCAGCTATTAAAGGATGATGGTAGTCTTTGGTATAATCACAAAGTTAGAATCAGTAAGGGAAAAGCAATTCATCCTTTAGAGTGGTTGTTTCAAACAGATTTTGTCTTAAAACAGGAGATTACATGGAATCAACAGAAGGGTGCTAATGTAGATAAGACAAGATGTTTCCCTTTTTCTGAAAGGATATATTGGTTGACTAAAAATGCGAAGGTTAAGTTGTTTAATAAAATAAGTGCCAAAGATGTTTGGGATATTGTGCCAAAGCACACTAGAAAAGATTTTAATCACCCAGCAGTTATGGCTATAGAAGTAGCTGAAACAATATATAAGTTACATGAAGATATTTATGCTGACAAAGATGAGGTATTAGTTTTAGACCCATTTGCAGGGGTAGGAACGAGTTTTATGCCAATTATCAATAACAATAGATATAAGTACATAGGATTTGATGTTGATAATAGTTTTATAGAAAACTTTGAGAATCGTAAACTACAAATAGCTTAGATACTAGCTTGCAAAAATGAAAAAGTCTTTAAAATCGAAATTTTAAAAGGATTTAGTATATGATAATTATAAAACAGAAACGGGGGATTTAAATTATAATCACTAGAAAGTGGTCAATGCCTAATAAAAACACATTTCTTATTAAACCAATAACTGAGTTGTTGCAACTACATGTTATAAGCGGATTGTGGCTAGATCCATTTGCAAACAATAGTATATCGAAATCAATATTACCCAATGTACATATAATAGATAATGATTTAAACAAGGAATTTGATACGAATTACCACATAGATGCTTTAGATTTTTTAAAATTATTTGACGATAAATCAGTTGATGGAGTATTATATGATCCACCTTATAGTGTTCGTCAAGTATCGGAAGTTTATAATAATTTTGGCTATAAGGTAACTCAAGAAACTACAAGAGCTGACTTTTGGACTAAACACAAAAAAGAAATTAGCAGGATTGTAAAAAAGAAAGGCAAAGTAATTAGTTTTGGTTGGAATAGCGGTGGGATTGGCAAGACAAATGGATTTCAGATAGAAGAAATATTGTTAGTGCCTCATGGGGGTATACATCATGACACCATTGTTACGGTGGAAAGAAAAATATTATAAAAAGGAGAGATGTTATGAAGTTATTTAGTAATGAAATAGTATTTAGAGGACATCCTGATAAGGTATGCGACCAAATAGGCGATACAATACTAGACGAATGTTTAAAACAAGACCCATATACAAGAGCAGGAATAGAGGTAACTGGTGGAAAGGGTATAATATTTATAACTGGCGAGGTTACTACTAACGCAGTATTAAATGTTGAAGAGATAGTTAAATCAACATTAGATGAAATAGGCTATGACTCAAGTAAATACGAAGTAATTGATAATATAGGTAAACAAAGTTCAGATATAGCTTTAGGCGTTGATGTGGGTGGTGCAGGAGATCAAGGAATGATGTTCGGATATGCTTGTAATGATACACCACAATTATTGCCTACAGCTATGGTAATATTGCAAGAATTAAGCAGAAAATATGAGATTTTAAGAAAAGAATATGATAACTTTTTACCAGATGGAAAAGCACAAATAACTGGATATTATGATGATGATTTTAAGTTAGTAAAAATTAAGACATTTACAATTAATTATCAAAATACAGAAACAAATAGAGAGTTTACAGATAAAATTATAAAAAATTTAGCTACAATTATATGTAATAAATATAATATCAAAGTAGAAGAATTTCTAATTAATCCTACTGGTAAATTTTCAATTGGTGGATTTGATGGAGATGCAGGTGTCTTGGGAAGAAAAATAGTAGTAGATTCTTATCAAAGTTTTGCTAATGTTGGCGGAGGAGCTTGCTCGGGGAAAGAAGGTACAAAAGTAGACAGAAGTGCTGCATATAAAGCTAGGCAAATAGCTAAAAGATATTTAAAAATGTATGATTTAAAATGGTGCGAAGTACAATTAAGTTATGCAATAGGTATAGCAGAACCATTGGCAATCTACATTGATAGTGATAAGGGGAATATACCACCTACAAAAAGATTATACGAAGAATGCAAGCCATTGAATATAATTAAAGACTTAAATTTAAGACAACCTATTTTTAAGGAAACGGCTAAGTATGGACATTTTGGAAATGAAGAATTTAGTTGGGAAAGTGTATAAAGTAATTATAAAATTTTAGGGGGAATATTTATTAACAAGTTGAAAGTATTATCATTATTTAGTGGCATAGGTGCTTTTGAAAAAGCACTAACCAATATGGAAATTAACTATGAGTTAGCAGGTTTTAGTGAAATTGATAAGTATGCTATAACTTCATATTGTGCAATACATAATGTAGAGGAAAGTAAAAACTTAGGAGATGTCAGTAAGGTAGATATAGAAAATATTCCAAATTGTGATTTAGTTACATACGGGTTTCCATGCCAAGATATTTCCATAGCTGGACACCAAAAAGGAATTATAAAAGGTGAAACTAGAAGTGGGCTACTATACGAAGCATTAAGAATTATCAAAGACAAAAAACCTAAGTATGCAATAGCCGAAAATGTAAAAAACCTAGTGGGTAAGAAATTCAAAGATGATTTTGAGGGATTGTTAAAGGAATTAGACGATCTAGGTTATAATTCATATTGGCAAGTTTTAAATGCAAAAGATTATGGAGTCCCACAAAACAGAGAAAGGGTATTTGTAGTTAGCATAAGAAAAGATGTGGACAATGGCAAATTTGAGTTTCCACAACCATTTGATAGTGAGTTAAGGTTAAAAGATTTATTAGAAAATGAAGTAGATGAAAAATATTATATAAATAAACCATACAAATTAATCAGTAGAAAGGAAAATAATTCAGTTTGTAAACAAATTGCTAAAGTTGAATTAAATGGACATGATTATTTAAAGCGAGTTTATGATGAAAATTATTGTAGTCCTACATTGCCCACTGGTACAGGTGGAAATCACGAACCTAAAATATTAGAATTAGGCTATTTTCCTTATCCTAATAGCGATAAAAAACATCAAAGTAATACATTTTACAGTGCAGAAGGATTAAGTCAAACACTAGATACCTGTCAAGGCGGCAATAGACAAATGAAAATACTTGAAGACTTTTATAAAAATAGACCAACAAGAGAGTATACCGAATATTCTCCTTCGTTAAGAGCTGAAAGACAAGGGCTAAAAATAGATAATGGTTCAAGAGTTAGAAAACTTACGCCACTTGAATATTGGAGATTGATGGGGTTTGATGATAAAGATTTTTACAAAGCTAAAGAAACGGGAATGTCGAATACACAATTATATAAACAGGCAGGCAACTCAATAGTCGTTAATGTTATAGAAGAAATATATAAGATTTTATTTAAAGATTACATAAAACAATTATAAAATAAGTGGTTAAAAGTAAAATTTTAAAGATAAAATATAAAAAGGAGTGGTAATATTAAGAAGTTTGCATTAATTCAATTAACCCCTAAAGATATGAGAAGTCAAGATAGTATTAATTTAGGTTTTAATATTGTTGAAGATATAGTGAAAAATGAAGGTTGGCAAATAGATACATATAAATTTGGTGACAAGATTAGCGATGTAGAAACTTATGACATAATAGGTTTTAGTATATTTTATTTTACACAGGTTTTAAATCTAGTCCCATTTCTAAAACAAAACAATATTGAACCATTAAAAAGCAAGAGGAGTGGGAAACAAGTATTGATAGCAGGTGGGCAGGGGATACAAAATCCCAAGCCAATATCTAAATTTATAGATGTGTTTGTAATGGGAAATGCTGAAGGAACGTTGGAATATATATTAAATAATTATACCGACACAGATAAGTTATTATTAAATAAATCCCTATACATCCCAGAACTTAAAGAAGAGTTTGATTTTAATTTTACAGATAATGTTGTATCTGATCCAATTATATTTGGCAAAAACAGTATGATAGAGCTTACCAGAGGTTGTAAGCACAGGTGCAAATTTTGCCAATATGGTTGGACTAATGGTAAATATAGAGAAAAGAATGTTGAATTAGTAAAACAACAGATATTAGAAGTAAAAAGTAAAGGTATTAAAAACATTAATTTACTTAGCTGCAATTTGGGTGGTTATACATATTTAAAAGAAATATTAGATTTTTGTATAGAGCAACATATACGAATAATGAATACAGATATGAGAGTGGACGAATATACAGAAGATATAGCATTTAGGCTAGATAAGCTTAAAGTAAGAACATTAAAGGTTGGAGTTGAAAGTTTTGCGGAACAAACTAGATCAGATGTAAATAAAAAGATAACAAATAAAGAGCTTGATGACTTTATAGATAGAGCATTGAGATATAATATTTCCAATTTACATTTTTATTTAATTTATGGTCTTCCTACTGAAACCAATTATGATGAATGGTATAAATACATGGGAATTATAAAAGAAAAAATAAATCAAATAGACAGAAACATAAGGATTGAGTTCAGTATAACGAATTTTGAACCCGCAATATTTACTCCTTATGAGAAAGCAGCATTAATCAACTTTAACGATAAGCATGAATTTTTAAGAAAGTTTTTACAAACAAGTGAAGAGTTAGGATATATCAAACAATCTGCAATAACAAAAGACTATAAGAATACACACGGAAGATTAGGAAGAAAAGAGAGAAGTTACAACATTGGAATGTGGCTATTGCATGGTGACGAAACCATTGGTGATGTGTTGTACGAACTAAAAATAAATCAAGTTGGTAGAAGTATAAATCCGAGAATTTACAATAAAATCAAAAAGATATGCGACTTATACCCAAATGTTTATCAAATTAAAAATATTGAAGGCAAAACTGAAAACATATGGAATTAAAAATCAAAAACGGGATACTTAGTGGGTTACAGGGGTCAAAAATCACGATAAAACGGAACTTTTAAATAGAAAGTGAGGTGTATATTATGAAAAATGATAAAGAGTACATATTAAGCAACGGACAAATAAATGAATTAAACAAAACTGTAGGAAATTTAATTAATGATGGAAAGATTGTGTCAAAAGAAGATGACTTGAAGGGTACTAATCAGCATATTACTATAAATTTTAATCCTGACGATATAGATGTTGATAAAATAATCGATGCAATAATAAAGAGATTAAACAGGCAATAAAACTTTTATTTTAACAAGATATAGTAATTATAAAATTAAGGGGAATTGTATGAATTATAAAATAATTAATAAAGATTGTATGGAGTTTATGAAATGCGTGCCTGATAATTCAATTGACTTAATAGTTACCGACCCACCATATAAAACAACCTCAAGAGGTGGTACTGGAAATAGTGGTGGAATGTGTAAAAAAGAAGTATTTAGCAAAGGTCAAGTATTTAAACATAATGACATGAAAATAGCAGATTATATGCCAGAGTTATTTAGAATATTAAAAGAAGGCTCACATTTTTACATAATGACAAATCATGTAAACTTATATGAAATGTTGACAGTTGCAAAAGATGTTGGGTTTCACTTTATAAAGTCATTAATATGGAATAAAAGTAATAAGATTATGGGGCAGGCTTATATGAGCCAGTTTGAATATATATTATTTATGCGAAAAGGAAAATTCAAGAGAATTAATAATTGCGGAACATCGGATATATTGAATGTGCCAAATAAAAAAACAAAGGGTGAAGATGGCAACAATTTACACGACACAGAAAAGCCTGTTGAATTAATGAAAATATTAATAGAAAATTCATCAAATAAAGGCGATATGATATTTGATCCATTTATGGGAATTGGTAGCACAGTTTTAGCTAGTATAGAAAGTGGTAGATATGGCGTTGGAGTAGAATTGGATAAAGAATACTTTTTAATAGCACAAAACAGAATAAATGAATACATAGCCAATTTGTAAGTAGTTTAAATGCTAGGTTGTAAATCATAAAATCCTAATAAAATCTTAGATTTAAAAGGTAGGAGAGTTGTGTGGATAATAAAGAATTAAATGAAACATTTAAAGAATTTCAAAAAATTCGAAATAAAGTTAGAAGCAAGAACTATTCAACAAAGCGACTTGAGGAAATTATAAATGAGTGTAATATTAATAAGGCAATGGAAAATTGTTTTAAATTAGGCGTATCTACAACATTGGGTTGGATTATATATTTGATAGATAGTGAGTTTAGCACAAAGGATATAAAGAAATTATTAATAGATGAACTTACAGACGATGCACAACTTAGATGCGATGCTTATGGTGTATGGGGAGAATTATATAATAAATATAAATAGAATATATCTTCTATTGGAATTTTAAAAAAAGTTGATAAAAGGCAAATTTTAAAGACACATAATAATAAAATATAAAATAGGGGGTATAAATGAATAGAACCGAGAATAAAAACTATTATATGATAGAAATAGATGCTAAATCAGCACGTGAGTTAGTTAAAAAATACCATTACAGTGGAAAAGTAGTCCCAAATAGCAAATTGCACTTAGGAGTATTTGATAAGGCTAATGATGAATTGGTGGGTGCTTTGCAATATGGAACACCAATGAATGCAAAAAGCACCCCACAAAAGCTAGTTAAAGATTCTAATCAGCATGAAATGCTAGAGCTAAACAGGATGGCAATGACAGATGATTCGCCTAAAATGTCCGAAAGTCAAGCCATTGGGTTGTCGATTAAATACATAAAAAGATTTCTGCCACAGATTAAATGGCTATTATCATTTAGTGATGGCAAAGAGGGAAATGTAGGGACTATATATCAAGCTACAAATTGGATGTATGTAGGTTATAGAATAAGTGATAGCTTTTACGATTTAGATGGACAGTCAATGCACGCTGTTCAGATATGGCATAAATACAAAGAACACGATACAACAGGAAAAACAACAAACGAGTTATTATATGAAGTATTTGACAACGTAAGTAAGATATATTCTAAGCAACACATATACATATTTCCTTTGGTTAAGAATTTAGACATATTATTAGAAAAACAAACTTACCCCAAAAGAGAAACTGAACCAACTATCATTAAACAAGTTTATTATAAAAAAAACGGTACTGTACTAAAAAAGAAACTAGTCATTGATTATTTAAAAGATAAAACGGCTTAAAACTTAAAATTGTAAAAATACATAAAATAAGAATGGGCATTTTACTGGCTTATAGAGGTTGGAAAAGTTGATAAAACTCGTATTTTAATCGGAATTAAAGGAGACATTTATGAAAATTGAATTTAAGAATGGCAATACCCTCTAAAGCATTGAAACGAGTGGGTTTGAGGGTAATATAAAAGGCAAAAGAGCTAAGAATGTGTATTTTACAAGACCTACACTTAGAACAAGATATTTAGATTTAAGGTTAAAAATAAATGGCTTGTTTAGTAGGGTGTGGGGATTAAAAAGGCATTAAAACAACTATTTTAAAACATCATATAACAATTATAAAACAATTTGACATTTATTTGAAAGTATGATACACTTAGTATATATGTATTGAAGCCGACACCATTACCAGAATAGATAGACTACATAAAAGAGATGGTATATATCCAGATATAACTCTACTAGAGAATGAAAGTGAAACAGGTGCAGATGGATTGGAATTTATTCCAGTAGATAATAATGGCAGCTTTGAAGATTTATATAAACAAATTGATGAAATATTAGATACTGATTATTCACAAACACTAGCACTTATTCAAATGGAATATACTTAAAATATTATTATGTATGGTAAATATAAAATAAGAAGGTGATTATTTGGATATTGATAAAGCTATCAAAATACTTAAAAATTGGGTGAATAATGACAGAGAAATGAGAAATGCAACTATAAACAATAATACAAGTGACTTTGACGAATTTTGTGAAAATAGAAATATTGCAATAGAAACAGTGTTGGATAAATTGGAAGAATACAGGAGTATATTGTTGAAATAAATTTTGAAAAAATAGTGGGGTTGGAAAGGTTTCGACAGAGTTTAAAGCCAAAGTGCGAGACTCTGGACTGGGGTTCGATTCCCCACAACTCCACCATAAAGCAATAAAATGTAAGTTTTAATGGAATATTGTTGTTATAGAATTATAGACAACATTTTACAAGTTAGAATATTCAGGAGTAATGCTGAGAGATTAGAGTTTATAAGAAGGAATAAAGGTTATAAAGTTGTTGATAGCGTATTGATTACGAAACATAAAAGGGGTGACTTGTTTAATGGATGGATATTTAAGAGTCCAAACAGATGAAGATGGAAAGATAGTAGAAATATGGGATTATTGGT